CACGAGAAAAGTTTCACGTTCTCTAAATCCTCGCCACGCGGCAACCGCGATAAAAACCGGGTATCCCGCTTGTCGAGGTTGATGAACATGTTGGACAAATCCTCGCGAACCACTTGGTCAGCAGATGTTACTGCTCCCATAACTGTCTCCTCCTTAAAAAGAGTTTGTGCGGATTATTCCGCTATTGGTTCAAGTCTCCTGGCACCGATGTCTCTCTTGGAAAAGAGCGCCGTCAGGTATTCTTCACCTGCTTCGGGCGTACCTTGTTCCTCAAGTTTCTTTGCGGCTTTTTCCAGGTCTGCCGAACCGCCGCGACGTTCAGTGAACGACCGCGTTCGTGTAGGAGTAGGAGCAACTTTCTGACGCGCGGATTGCAATATCTGCTTTGCCTCAGGCGTTTTCACTTCGGGGACGTTACCGTTCCCGTTGTTTTGCTGCGAGGCGAGATACTGTTTTGTCGCGTGTCCAATCCAGATCAGCAACTTAGGATCTTTTTGGGCTCGGCCCGTCAAGATATTATACGCCAGGGTCGCGGCAACTTTCGTAAACTCTGACTCTGGATCTTGCAGTTCCGGGTAAATTTGAGCCGCTTTCGCGTCCTCATCCGCCCGTTGCTGCAAGTACGTACGTCGCTCTGGTATTTCTCTCCGAATAGCTTTCTCAGCTTTGCGTTTCGTGAAGGCAAGAATCTGTTCAGGCGTATATTTCTCTAAGAGATCAATGCCTGACTTTTTCTTCTCAAGTTCAACGACCTTTTCAACAATCGCATCTGGATTTTCCTCAGCGAGATCGAGACTCTTTTCAAGTTCTCTCTCGATTCCGTCCAGTTGCGCTAAGTCTTGAACGTCGATGAACCGATTATCTTCAGTCGGTTGCGGTGCGATTGCTTTGGCAAGCTGTTGCTCGAGTTCCAGGGCGCGTGCTTCAGCCTTGTCAGCGCGGTCGACTGCTCGACGGCGTTTCGCGGCTTCTTCCGCGACCCGCACTTTTGCGCTCTCCGGCCATTCATCGCCCTTTTTCGCCGCTGGCTTTAGTTCCGGCTGTTCTTCTTCCTCGGTTTCCTCGGTCTTTTCCTCAGTCTCGGGTTTGGTTTCCGTCTCGGATTCCTTTTCCTCTGGCTCAGATTTTTCTGATTCAACCTCGGTTTCAGTTTCAGCTTCGCTTTCAGCCTTTGGCGGTTCGTCACCGATGGTATGCCCTTCCTCTATGGCAGCTTTTTCTAGCGCGGCCGCGAAGGAAGTTGGTTTGCTTTCGGATTCAGTTTGCTCCGCGCCCTTTACTTCAGGCTCGGTTTGCTCGGACACGTCCGAAGCCGCCGACTCATCTTGAGTGTTCACGAGTGATTCTCCCGCGTTGTTGCACGGATTACTTTGATTGCCGACCGCTGGCCGACATTGGCGAATCCGTGAAAGACCTTCACGGACGCACGTTTACCGCATTATCCGATGTGGAGCAAGAGAAAAGTTTAAGCGGCGGCAATCACCCGCCGCTCAGATTTACTTCACTCGCTTGCTCGTAAGCGGGATTTTTTTTTCCTCCAACGCGATCACCGCCATTATCTCAGGCGGCAACACGAGCGGCTGCAAACCACTCTCGTCTCGGATTAGTCGATCTGGCGAACGGTAGGTTACGTGCGGGGAAATAAGTCCTTTGCCATTCTCCTGCTCGATCTTCACTTGGGGATTCTGCGTGTAAGCGAAAAATCCAAGCACGAGCATTATGACCGTCGGCGCAATGCTTGTCTTTATCAATTCTGTCACCCCCTTTGGCTTTACAAACTTCCGACGTTATATGCCCAAAGCTAAAATTGTTCAAATTTATTTTTTCCACCAGTCTGCATCGAAGTGATCCGGCAACTTTTTGTTTAGCAACGAATCCCATTTTGCCTGTAACGCAGCGTCGAGCAGCGTGTCACAATCTCTTTCCAACTCGTCGATCCTGTTCCATTGCTTCCAAATAATCCAACAGCATCCGATGACCGTTGCCCACAGAATCACGTTCAATATGAAAAGCCAGATCATTGCAGGGATTGATGATACATCGAGACGATGGTTTTACCGTCCTGTCGCCAAAAGAAAATCACCGCTGGCATGTCGCAGGGAGTATCGAACGGTATGAATTGCGTCCACAGCGCAGTATTACAAATCAAAGCCACACCCTTCGTAACTTCCAGCACGCTCGGGTAAATTTCTTCTTTGTAGATGGTCATTGCTCAGTTTCCGGCAAAGTTTTCAGGGTCTCCCGCTGCCGCGCCAGTAGCGATCGCCCGGTTTCCCAACTGATATATTCGTTCTCGTATTCCTTGCGCTTGCTCTGCGCGAGTTCGTAAGCGTCCCGGAGACCGGACAATTCTTTCTGGTAGGCTTCATCAGCCCTCGCAAGCGTATCCGCTGCCGCTGCGCTTTCGCCAGTTTTGATGTGCTTGACCGCATAACGCGCTAGCAAACTCTTTCGTTGATCGCTGTCGTAATCTATGATCGTGATGGCTGAAGCCACGTTACCCATCATGGTATGCATGTTTTTCGCGGCTTCTCTGAACCGATTCTCGATCATCACGATGTCGCTGTGGTCAGGTGCGCTCATTTATCTCCACATCAACCAATCTCTAAACCCGCTTAAAACCACACCGACGCCGATACCAGCGAAGAAGATCAAAATATAGAAAATCCAGATTGGGATATACATTAGAATGGTTTATTCTTTATTTCTTCGGGTATCATTTTCCACAGGAACGCGCTCACGACGCCCCTGCTTTTGCAACTTTTGCAGTTCTCGGCTTTCCCCTTGCAATACGGACAGACGTAAGCCGGGACCGCCGCCGCGAAGCGGTTCGCCGCGCTTCCCAAATCGGCTAGCACACCGTTTAGATTCACTTCCGCCCACATCGGATCGTCGGCCAACAGCTTTTTTACTTGCCCTTTGGCCGCGCGGATCTGGTTGAGGACGTTGTTCGCTTCCGGTTTGCGATTCCAATACTCAAGCGCGGATTTGGGAATAGCAGTTCCAGCATCATCGACTGGTATTCCTCCTGCCATTTCTTTGCCGCGATCTCGAATGATTTTTGCCAATGGTTTCGCTTTCGCTTCCCCCGTTTCAAGTGCTTTGATTTCATTGTTCGTTCCATGTCGTAATACCGTTTTGGCTGCTTTCACAGTTGTCATTCCGACGCCAGCCTTCGCCGCGAGCTTGGTCGTAACTTGGTCGCTGGCGACCAAGTCCGTTCGATCACCTTGCTCGAACATCAGCGTCGCTTTCGCCACGGCAGTCGCTTTTTCCGACGCGTTCAACTGCCGCCGCGCCATGTTCAAATCCCACACCATGTCCAATGCCTGTGCCGACGTGCCTTCAAACACGGTAAACTTCGGCTCGATCCGTGCCTCCCGACATACTGATAACCGCTGGTTCCCGTCCAGAATCATGTTTTCAAAGACGATCACCGGGAACCGAAGTCGCTTCAGCTTCTTGACGCTCTCAAGCAAATGCTGGCGATCTTGCCCGTGCGCGGACGGAAAGATCATCGAGAACGGATGCGGTTTCAGTGAGAATAATTTTGCTGTGTTCATTCAATCAGTCGGTTAAAAAACGCTTTGATACATTCGATACTGCAAAACTCCATTTGATCTCTCTTTGAAGGCGATCTGCCGGAACGTCGCCAATTCACGTGATGAATCTTCTGCCCAGGTTTAATTTTCTGTCGGCACTCATCGCAAATCACCGTGTCGTATCTCATACGTTTAAGTCCCTCAAGAAATCAACGACCTCGATAAAGCTGCGAATTACGCGCACCGTCCAAGCATTCGGCGCGGCTTGCATCCGAAAGCACATATCGCTCTGTTCCCGGCTCAATGTACCGGTTCCGAACTTGATTTCAAAAGCAATCGCCATCGGTATTCCGTTGGCGCGCACCGCAAACAAAATGTCCGGTGTCCCGATCGTGGCCGTGCTTTTCTTGTTGGTCGCGTGCCAGATCGCTTCGATCCCGCGCAGCCGGAGGTATTGCACAATCTGGCGCTGTAATTCCCGCTCGTTTTTGGCTTCCATCTTTTTCATTTTTTCTTCCATCGTAGCGATGCCGAGCAGTTTCCGGTCAGCCTCGGAGATCATGCCGATCTGTTTATCAGTGAGAAGTCTTGCATCCATCACAGACCATAGACAGAAGTTCTATACATCCGTTCAACTTTTTCTTGCGATTATCCACGTGGAGGTAAAATACCATCATGGCTACAACTACAAAAACCAAAGAACCCGCTCCAACCGTGAAACCCGCCGGCACTGAAGGTCCGTCCCGCGCCGATCTTGAACCGCTCGACAAAGGCACCAAGCGATCGTTCCAGACCGGCCCCGAACCCGGGCAACGCGAAATGTTGACCAAAGACGAAGCGATAAAGCGCGGATTCTATTGGGCTGAGACCGAGGACGACACGTCCAAAAAGAAAAAGGGTTAACCACCTTTTACTCTTTTTTCCAGGTCTGCGAGCAATTCAACCATTGCTTGCGCAGCCCCGTTTAGTCGCGCCATATCCAGCGCGTTATTGCGCGCAGCCGCGTTTGCCGCGCCGAGCGCGTAATCAGCGCGCGTCTCATCGTAAAGCTGTAACAACGCTTTGCACCACGGCGCGCCCTCGTTGCCTTTCAATGCACGGGTAATTTCGTCGTCCGACATCGGTTGACCGCGCATCACAATCACGACTCCGGCAGGTTCTTTTTGTATCCAAGGTTTCATAGTTTTTGGTAAAGCTGCGTGCGCCCGAAATCTTCAATCAGCGTGCATTGCTGGCGCAACATTAACAACGCCTTTTGCAAACTCGGATAATCCGTGTCGTCAATCCAGATGTGTCCACCCGATACAACCAATGGCAAATATAGTTCGGCGTCCAAGCACGATGCTTTCTCTGAATGTCCGCCGTCAATGTAAAGAATGTTGATCACGTCAATCTCGTCTCGGCGACCAAACGAAAACATCTGCGCTGCGACTCGCGATGTCGCGCGGACAATGATCACCTGATCTTCAACGCCGTGCTCCCAAATCGCGTGCATACAGGCCATATGCACGTCGTCCAAATCCGTGTTCGCCCAGAACGACACGTTTTCTTCCGGTGCCATATCATGCACCGCCGTTTTCGTCCGCCACGGGTCGATCCCAAAAATGATACCGCCGCCGTTGTCTCTCAGCGCGAGCGCGGAATTGATCAGGCTTTTCCCTGCGTAAACGCCGATCTCCACAACGACATTTGGCAACGTGCGCCGAATTAATGCGCGCATCGCAGTCGCAACTTTAGGATCAAGCCAGCCCTGAATCTCGACCATCACGAACTTCCTAGGTTATGAGTTTTCATCTGACCTTCGTGAAAAAATTTACGCAATGTTACTTCTTCACGTTGGCTTTCTTTCACCTGCGTTTTCAGCGGGAACACCGCTGTCCCGATATGTTTCAAAATCACATGCGTATCCGCGTAAACCGTGAACCCTAATTCGCGTACTCGATTGCAGAAGTTCCAATCTTCACTAACCAGACGCGGCTTGCCTTTGTCGTCTTTGACAAGTGGCATATTGAAAAAGTTCCAAAGCGGTCGATCGATTTCGTCCTCGTAATATCGCAATTCGTATCCGCGCCAAGCCATCATGGACTGGAAAACCCTGCGCTCAATCAGCATGAATCCTGTCCCGATATGCCGAAGTGACAGTAACCCGCGCTCGTCAATCGGCGGACGGTGGGGTAACGCGTTGCATACCCATTTCAGCGGTCCCTCGCATTTTTTTGGATACAACCCGCCGACGATCGCTTCATTATGCGACAACAGCTTTTCGACATGCGCCGCCAAAAACAGAATGTCCGCGTCGATGAACATTAGATGCGTGCATTTGCTCTCCAAGAAATCAGCCGCCGCCGTGTTCCGCGCGCTCACGATGTAAGGATCAATGTATTGACTGATTTCCATGTCGAACGTGCGCGATCGAAACAAATCCATGACGCCCTCAAGAAACCGTGACTGCATCGTCCCGTGTGTCGTCGGGAGCGCGACGAATACTCTTTTATCGCTCATTCAAACACAGACACCCGCCGACAAGCGGACGTTCAAACTTTCTTTTAAGCCGCTGGTGCCGCTTGTAGCGCGGGCGCTTTGTTTGCAAAAGTTTGCGTGGCGACTTGCCGGCCAATCTGCGGGTTCTTTTGGAATTGCTGGATCTGATCGTTGTATTGTTCGATCCGCTTCTGCAACCGTTTCTGCGCCACTTCGTCCTTGCTTAATTTCTGCATGAACCCAGGGTCCATAGCGATCTGTTGAATGATCTGTAACCTAAACTGCGGGTTCGCCATCACATTCTGGCGCGGCTCGATCCCGGCCATGATCTGCGCGATCGCGTTGTACTCGTCGTTGGTCTCGCGTTCCTGCGCGACCGGCCCCATCTCGTCCGCCTCAAGCGCGTCCGCCATGTCGGGATCGACAATGTTAGCCGCCGCCTTGAACACGACGCCCCCGGCCTGTTTGAACGGCAACATCTGCGCAATCAATTCCATCTTGGCTTTTGCACGGTCAATGTCCACGTTGTTAATGTCCACCGCAGAACTGATCTCGTACTGCCCCTGAATATCTTTCCGGCTGAAATTCCACGGTTCGCCCCCGGCCACGCGCGCAATGTCCTCATCGGTCTCGAATTGTTGCATCAATTGAACTGTCTGATCCAACGCCAGATCAAATTCGCCATTGGTTTCGTTGACTAACTGTTGCCGGAACAAGGCTACGATAGAGGGATCAACGTTCGGTCCAGCCTGAATCGGGTACCGCCTGTTCAAGCGTTCCGTCACCATCTGCATCGCCAAGAGCGGCGTCTGATCCCACGGCGGCAGTTCGGGGAACACCACGCTCTCCGGCCGCATCGCTGTCATCGTAGCGTTCGGGCCCCATTGGCTCGCCATCGCTTGCGCGCGCAAGGTAGGCAAAATCTTCGGCGGTTGCCGGACAATATCGGTATGATCGTTGAGACCGTCCTGTTGAATCTTGATGTCCCGCTCGTCGGTGTACGCTTCCTCGGCAATCCCGATTGAACTGAGTAATGGCCGAAACGTGTAATTACGGCGAAGCGCAACGAACGGGAACTGCCCGTGCTCGTACTCGAATTTCCTGTGGACAGCGTAAAGTTTGTCCGCAGCGACCATGTGATTGAACACGGTGCGATAGAGGCACGGTGCGCCGTTGTGCAGCCGCCAGCTTAAACAATGGGTCAGATCAACCAGATCACGGTTGCTCCCTTGATTATCCTGGTTTTGGTACGGTTGCGGCATCCAATCGCAGAACTTCCCTTTGTGCCGTAACGCTTCATCGACAAAATCCGGGTCGTACCCGTCCGTCTCAATCCGATCGACTAATTCAACTTCGCTGACTAACTCGCGTTCACCGGTAAACCGCGAAACCTGAATATCACAGGTCTCAGACGGAATCGTGATGTCGATGAACGGACGTTTGGCTGACCATTTCGGTTTGTTCACCCGGAGTGATGCCACCGGAAGTTCGGATGCGCCGGTATCACGCAACTCTTTTAGAACTGTGCGTGCCTCGTGAGTTGGCAATACCGGCGACATCGCTTGCATGACTGTAACCAAATCTTTGTCGAACGCCCCGTCTGGATCGAGAATTTTATCCATGACATCGCCCAACCCGAGCGCGGCACTCAGTTCCCCGATCATGTCCAAGGTGATCGGGACATAGGTGAGTTCGCGTTTCTGTTCCCATTCGATTTTCAGAAAGCACAAGCCATACGCGAACCGCCAGCCCAACGCCATATTAAGTTCGCTCATCAGTTCACGTTTCATCTGGACGCCGATACGCCAGTCTAACATGTGCTGCATCACGTTGGTCTGTCGTCCGCTGATAAAAGGACGGATGCTAGTGGCCTGTTTCTTGGCAGACCAAAACGCTGCCAAACAAAGGGTCACGTGCTCCTGTACTATAGTGGACACGATACGGAGTCGTGAATCGCTGCAACCGTTCCAAGGCGACGGTTTGCCAGCGGCGATTTCCGAAGGTGTCCACCAACGGCGACCGTCTGAACTCATCCCGTCCCATTCACATTGCCACCAGCCGCGCGCATTCGCGATGCGCATTGAGTAATTGGACGAATCAACGTGCGCCTGTTGTAGTTCGTCGATGATCTTTTCCAGATCAGGTTTCTTCGTCCCGCTGCGTTCCAAACTTTCGTCTTTATCGTCGTATCTCATTAAATTTCACGCGACTGTCCGTTTTTGACATTAAGAAGTCGCCACACTCTTTTACAAGGTAATCCACCGCTCCATTTGTAACCCCATGAATAAAAATGCCAACGGTGAAACCAAACACGTTCCCGTCCAGACAAGCATTTGAGTATGAAATCTTTCATTTAGAAACCGTAATCTTTTGTGTCTCCGCTTGGCGTCCAGCCTAACCGACTCAGAGCCTCAAGAAGTTTGGTCAGATCGTTTTGTCCAGTGGCAGGATTGGAGTACCAGTATTTGCCCGCGCCAGTTTCAGGAATCATCACTGGCGGCGGCTGCGCCACTGGCGCTATTGGCATCGGCGTTGGAGTAGGCGTTACCGTTGGCGTAGGTGCTGCTGTTGATGCAGAAGAAGATTGATCGCCGCCCACGGAATCAATCTGTATCACGCGCTTGCGTGAGCGCAATCTTATTTTTCAGCGACGCATTCCGCCGCCCGTGAAAACGTACTGCTCGCCCCCGACGTAGTTCACGCTCGACAGGAACGCGCCCCTGATCACGTCGATAGGATCTTTGCACGCGCCTTTCTGACCATCCTGCCCCGTCCAATGTTGGAGCGCGTATATCACGTTCGGACACGTATCGAGAACCAAAAGCTGCGGTTCGTTCAAGCGCCCGAGTTCGTTGCTCCATTTGCCGAGATCGGTTTCCACATCGTAATACAACGCTGAATTGATGAGATCCACGCTCCCGTCGTTCTTTTCCCAACTGATTATTTTACCTTTCCCAGGCACCATCGCCAGAAATTCCATGCCAACCTCGGCGATCTGTTCAATCAACGTAGTCATCCGCGCGCCTTCTGACTTCGGACTCGTGGCGTATCGGCTGTCAATGTAGCGTGCCAAGATGAACTCGCCTTTCTCCTGGTGCTCAATTTCTTCAACGTACCGTTCCAAACTAAACCCCTTGCTGTCTTGCGCCGGACCTTTGACCCCGTCTGCGGCCGCCCCGGTTAACGCCCACGGTCCCGGCATACCGACCCCTTGAATATACGCGCCCGGATGTCCGTGGCTCGGGTATTCACGGTAAATAATCCACTTGTTCGGATGCGGACAGAGCACCCAGATCATAAACCACATCCGACCATCGCATGGATCGACCAGATGAAATTTGTCCCCTTTCGGATTCTTTTTCACGATCGCTTTCAACTGCGTCTCGGTGATAACATGCGCGTTGCGATTGAACATCGGAAACGCTAATGAAAACGATTTTGAGCAAACGCCGTACGCGCGGATCAGGATTTCTTCTTTGCTCTTGTTTTTGAGCTCTTGCCGCAAGGCCGGATAATTCCCGAACGGATTATCGCTCGTGTGAAAATAGATAATCCGCGCCATCGGATCAGCGCATTGCATCACGCGCGGCACAAGTTCATGCCCGATCTCTCTCCCAGACTCATCAAACTTCGGGAGTAACGGCGCTTCCACTTCCTCTGTCACCTGCGCGCCTTCATAAAAGTAACCGATCGTTTCGTTCCACCCGAGTTCC